ATCTGCTGCCGGTTATCTTGAAGGTAAGATCACTCGAATCGATACTCGCAAGAACACGGCGTGTAAGAAAACTCTCAGTGATTGGGTGATGGTTGAGTTGGACCCTTACTTTGCACGATTTGAAGGTGAGAAAGCGTATCTCAACGCAAACTTCCTGATGGAAGGTGGAAAGGCTCGTAATATTCTTGCTGGTGGAGATGCAGGTCGACGCCAAGCGTCTGCCGCTTTGGCTCAGATTATGAGGAGGTAGCGTAATGATTGTCAAAATGAAATGTAACTGGTCGTGTGACCGACCCGTGATCGAGATCTTCAAAGAAAGCACCGGTGGTCCTGTCAGGGTTGGTGAAGGGTTTACTCCTAACTTCCTAGCGTATCATATCCTTGCCAATGGTGGTCCTGCTCCGGAGATACGTGGTTTTGTTCCGGAAACCCACAACGATCTCTGGGATGCTACGTGTGATCTCCTATGAAGAAGGGTGAGACGTATACGTTCCCTAACCCTACCGACCCAATTGGTGCGATGATCAAGCGTCATCGCCTTCAAGTGTTGGTTCACAGTTGCCTGTATTACTCTCTGGATGAGAACATATGGGATGACCACAAGTTCGATGATGTCTGTAAAGACCTCGTAAACCTGCTCAAAGTGTATCCAGAAGCGTATTCTGATCGATTTGACGAGTATTTCGAGGGTTGGGATGGTAGTTCAGGGTATCACTTCCCACACCGTGACCCATGGGTCTTAGGTGCGGCTCAAAACTTGCTTAGATCAAAAAGTTATATTGATATAACCAAATAGTCTAAGAAATGTGTTGACAAAACATTAAATACCTGTCATAATATGATTTTAAACGATTGAGAAAGGGTGATCAAATGAAGAAAGGTTCTACGTTTTTAGAGTTTGGTAGAGTTCCAGTATCAGTGGAGAGAGAGTTTGAACAGTACGATTATTTAGAGTCTGACATGGAAAACTGTGTCGAATTTGAAGCCGTGTCTGAAACTGATTTCGACCATTTTGATGAAGTTTCTGATGCCAAGAAATTGATTGAAGCCGCCTTAGAGAAATTGTCCGAAAGAGAACGTAAGGTCATATACATGCGCTTTGGTATCGGTTGTCGGACTGATCATACCTTAGAAGAAACTGCGTTTGCGCTCGACACGACCCGTGAAAGGATCCGTCAGATTGAATCTAAAGTTATCAGGAAAATGCGGAATATGACATATTCCTAAAATTCATCTAAAAAATGCTTTACAAACATTTAAAAGTATGCGATAATATGATTTTAAACAATAGAGAAGTGAGAAAAAATATGCCTGATTTTGCCTTTGAAGTTGCTCCAAACGATGCTGCTACTTGTAAAAGTTTGATCAAAAAATTCGAAACCGAAGGGTTAGAATTGACTCTCGATGTCGCTGGAACGACTGCTCGTTGTGTTCGCCCCAGCAAAAGATCACGGCTTGGTTACGTAAATGTTTTTCACTACTACTTTCGTTCAACCGAACGCATGTTTGAGTTCTGTGATAAACACCTTGTTGACCTCGAAGCAAAACGAGAGTACAAAGCAAAACGTGCCGTAGAAAAGAAAGAACGAATAACGATGGCTCGTAACAGTGTAATCGTTGATGACATCTTTGTTTCTTCTTGGGGTTACGAGCAGACCAACGTTGATGCGTTTCAGGTCGTAGAGAAGAAAGGCAATGCTTCTGTCGTATTGCGACCTATCGCTTGTCGTGCTGTTGAGGGTACTGAAATTTCACACGGCATGGCACAGAATGTTGTTCCTGTTCACAATGCTTTCATTGGTGAAGAGACAATCACCAAGCGAATCACTGAGTATGGTATCAAGATCAACAGTTACAGCAGTGCTTTCCAGTGGGATGGTAAGCGAGAATTCTACAACAGTTGGTATGCATAAAAGTTATATGCTTAGATCAAAACGATCTAAGAAATGTGTTGACAAAACATCATTTATCGTTTATACTAGTATAGTAAAATAAAGAAATGGAGAACAATATGGGTACATTAGTAGATACAAACACCGGCGAGTTTCTTGAGACTGGTGATGCTGGTAATCTGTTAGAGTATGTAAATGCTCTTGAAGAAATGGGTGTGATACACAGCCTTAGAGTGTACCTTGATGATGAAGCATATGCGGAGGTTGCGTAATGATTGTTACAGAACACATCAAGTTTGTTCTTAGTGAAAAAATTGAGTTAATGGAGTTAACCAAGAGAGAGATGCTGCGGCCGGACCGGCTGAATTCATATGATGAAGGTTATCTCGACGCATTGGATTTTGTTCTCAATTTAATTGAGTCGGAAGAATCAGAAATTGAGTATAAGGAGGCGGTATAGTGACCCCATGGTATGAAAGAGATGATATTGACGAGTATTTGATTGACGTAAGCGCGTCAATTCAGGACGGTCAGATCGATGATGCTATCTGTGCTTGTATCAGGGTTGGTATGAGTGATGAAGAAATTGATGAGTTTTTGGACTCGAACGGAGTTGTACAATGAGAGATTTAACTGGTAAGATTTGCGAAATCGATTATGTCGGTTCGAGTGTGCGAGTTCTTGGTAAGATTACCCAGTCGCGGTATACTTCTGCTACTGGTGTGACGCACCACTTTGAGTTCTTGACCCCGTTTAAATGGGAACAGAACGGGTGTGAAATCATCCGCGAAGTTGGTGAGGGTTCTTGCACCGACGATAACATGGTTGTGAAAGTATGGGAGACAGTGTAATGGAAAAGGTAAATTTGTCTGGGTTGGACGCGACAGAAATCTGTGAAATTCTTCACGAGAAATGTAAGTTTCACGACTGGAGTTACATGATGTCAGATGACAGCCGTGCGTATCATTCTGGTCTTGCGGAAGCAGATGAGATTGAATACATCCGTGGTGTTCTTGACGCTATGGGATTCCAATTGACTGCCAAAGTCATCATCGCAGGATGGAAACCAAACAGTTTACAAGTAGAAGGATATTTAGTATGAGTGAATTAACAACCAACCCAAAAGCGTACCTGAATGGTTCTTATGTCAATTTTGAACGCAACGGTAAACGTGCTACGGGTTTCGTTTCGGAAGTCTTTGACGAAGGTTTTGCTGTGGACATGGTAGTCCACGACGACAAGGGTTTTCCTGGTCATAACACGGAATACACCGTGTTCGTAAAAACGGATGAGGTGTATCGATGAAGAAAATTAACGGTTTGATGTCTGGTATTGAAAAATCATTCGATGAACATGAAAAAAAGTTTGATCGTCTTGAACTGGCAATCATCGGATTGTATATTCTCAACGTTAGTATTGTTGCCGCAGCAATTTTTTTAGGAGTGTTTTAATGAGTTTTGAAGAAGCAGTGGTTGGGTTTGCTGATTGGTATGAGGCATGTCTTGAGTCTGGGATCCTGCCAGAACAAGTGGTTGCCGCTCAAGGTGAAATGATGCTATTAACAGATTACGAAACTATAAGGAAGTTCGATGAGTTTTGCTAAAATGCAGGAGGCACTTCGTGCCGAAGGTTGGTTCGTTGAGTGGAACATGCCGTGTTGTCAATCGTGTGCGTGGGGTGAAGTCGAGCACACTGATATGACCAAAGTGTTATTCAATCATTCTCAAGACTGTGAAGTCACTGACACGAGTGATAAAGATTGCGAATACTGTGACGGTACAGGTTTCGACTATGAAGACGATGTCCATTGCAGACATTGTGAAGGTGAGGGTTTCGTTTCATGTGACTTAGAGGATCTCGACTATGAACCTGACACCAGTGTGGGTGGATTTGTTTGTATGCCTCCTACCGAGTGTGACGGATCTATGTTCTGTTTCGATGGCACCGACGAAGGTGTTGCAAACTTCAAGGCAATCATTCCTCTCATTGAGGAGAGTGGTTGTAAAGTAAACTGGAATGGCAGTGGTAACACCCGCCCTGATATAAGTTGGGAGTATTGATATGATAGCAAAAGAAGATGTAACGGTTTCACCCTTGGGAATAACACCTATGATGTCTTATGAAGATAAGATTGCCAAGGTGCTCAAGGTTTATGGAGACGTTGAACAGGCATGGAGGAGTGGTAAAATTTCCCTCTTTACATTGAACGATTTATCTGATATAATGGATGAATATACAGATTTAATTGAGGAGAAAATATAGTGGGTAGGATAGAAAGTGTAACAGGTGAGAAGTTGGTCAAAGATTTTGAGATTCCAAATTTCGATGAGGTTGAGGCTGAGTTAGATCAATTTTTGTTTGAACTAGGTTTCGGATTAGTCAGCACCTTTTACGGTAAGACCAATCCTAAAGATATGACCCGAGAAGAGATGCGGGCAGTGTCTGAATATGCCTTTAAGATTAATAGTTCCACCGCATTGTGCCGAGCATTGCGTCATGTGATTACCGCCTGGGAAAATATGAATGAGACTACGATTGATCAGGCCGCTGTGTATGATGTACCATGAAAATTGTCTTAATACCTTAACACGGTTTAAAGACAATACTATTGATTTGGTGATCACGTCACCCCCTTACAACATGCGTCGAAGAGTTTCGAATGGTAAACTCATTTCTCGTGGGAATGACACTCCAAAGAACGTTGCCAAGTACAGTGAGTTCACGGACGATCTACCCACCGAAGAATACTTGGAGTTTCATTCGAAAGTTCTAACCGAATGTCTCCGAGTATCTAATCGAGTCTTTTACAACATTGCTGTTGTTGCTGGTAGTAAGCAAGCATTGTTTCAGATGATCGGTAAATTTGCTGAGAGTCTAAAAGACATCATTATCTGGGATAAGGGTCACGGGGAACCAGCAATTCAGGAAGGCGTGTTGAATCGTCAGTTCGAATTCATCTTGGTCTTCGAGAAGGACTACCCTATTTCTAGGATGTTTCGAAAAGATGTTTACTTCAAGCGAGGCACACTATCTGATGTGTGGAAAATTCCCCGTGAGAAGCATGCTAAGGGTCATCAAGCAGTGATGCCAAGCAGGATGGTGAAAACTATACTGGAAAATTTTAGTTCCGAAGGTGACCTCGTGTATGATCCCTTTATGGGTGCAGGAACCACCGCAGTTGTATGCGAGCAGATGAATCGTCGCTGGATTGGTTCTGAGATCAGTGAAGAGTATGTTGCTCTTGCACGTCAAAGAGTTTCAGAAGTAAATACGCTTAATGCGTTTTTTGAGTAGGAGAAATTAATGAGAGTTTTCGGATCTTATAAGTATGACTACAACGGCCGCAAACGTAAACCTAAAAAACCTAAAGGAGAAGTATGTGTCAAGTATGTCCCGCCTAAGTTTTCGGAATACAAACCAAGTTCGTCGTATGCAAGCCAACGTGCGGCAGAGACAGAACGCTTCCCATCGGCACCTCTTACTCCGAGAAAGGCAGGAGGAGACAAGCGAGAGTCTCAGCAATACACCGGAGATTTTGTCATTGGAATCGCCACCCTTCACAAATCCAACGCAGTTCCAGTAAGCAATCCAAAATATGCTCGTGAAATATCGGATATGATATCGTGAGTAATCGACGACAAGACAAAACTACAAAGAAACAGATTGTAGAATGGGCAATACGTAACTTAGATGAATGTGGTATGGGTTGTGATGCGGATGAATATCATTGCCGGTGTTGGAGGTGTGGTTATGTTAGGAACACCGAAAGGTGTCATGTCATTCCGCATTCATTAGGTGGACCTGATGAACCTTATAACTACAGACTGTTATGCTCCGAATGTCATCATGAAGCACCTAATGTTGTTGATCCGAGTGCAATGGATAAATGGATTAGAGACACGAGTGTTCCAACTTATGATACCTTTTGGGAAATGAGGGGAATAATGGAAAGCATCATGAAAAAAACCTCGACACATTTTGGACATAAAGGTATAAATGATTCAACAAAGGAATGGGTACTCGAAGAGTTCAGAAAAGAGTGGAAGAAAAAACAGGACAATGACTATAAAGAAATTTCGGAGATGATATCGTAATTCAGACCATATAAATACTTTAAAATTATTTGGAGTAAATTATGTACGAATATAGGTGTAAACTGATTAAAGTGGTTGATGGCGACACAGTTGATGTTGATATTGATCTTGGATTTGGTGTTTGGTTAAAGAAAGAACGAGTGCGAATCATGGGCATTGACACACCCGAGTCACGTACCCGCGACAAAGTAGAAAAGGTATTCGGTAAAGCCGCAAGCAAGCGATTGAAGGAACTCCTTGGTCCGAACCCAGTACTGAAAACCCAGATTGCTCGTGACGGTGAAGACATGAAAGGTAAGTTCGGTCGTATCCTTGGTGACTTTGATGTGTATGATGCGACCACTGATGCATGGCGTCCGGTTACTGCTGTCATGGCATTTGAAGGTCATTGTGTGCCCTATTTTGGTGGATCTAAAGAAGAAACTCAAGCCGCACACATGGACAATCGCCGCAAGTTGATTGAGGCTGGTGTGGTTGATATGACGCTGGAAAAAGCAGGTTTGTAATGTACCTCTGTATCTGCAATAGAATCACCGAATCTATGCTTGCAGAAAACTCGTTTCTCATTGATGTGATCGGTTCCAAGTGCGGTAAATGCCTTGAATCAGAGTCGGTCAACGATGGGGAACGAGTTACTTATATAACTAACCCTTCTAAGAATATAACAAAAATTTCTTAAAATAAGTGTTGACAGATCATCTTTTGTATGGTATTATAACATCTGTTATAAAGAAAATCACAAAGGAAATATCATTATGAGTCACGAAGTAGAAACAATGGCATACGCTGGTCAAGTCCCATGGCATGGTCTTGGAGTCAAAGTAGCAGCAGATCTTACCCCCCGCCAGATGCAGAAACAAGCAGGTCTAGACTGGACAGTGGTCAAGCGACCTTCATTCGTCACCTATGACGGTGAGATGATCAACACTGGTACCAACGCCTTGTTGCGCGAGTCTGACAACCGAGTTCTCTCGCCGAGTGTGGGTGATGGTTGGGAACCTGTACAGAACACCGAAGCATTCGATTTCTTTGCTGAGTTCTGTGCTGCCGGTGACATGGAAATGCATACTGCTGGTTCTCTGAAAAACGGTGAGATCGTGTGGGTTCTTGCGAAGATCAAAGAGTCGTTTGATGTGCTTGCTGGGGACCGAGTTGATAACTATATGTTGTTCTCTAACCCTCATCAGTATGGCAAGTCCCTGAACGTCCGTATGACCCCCACAAGGGTCGTTTGTAACAACACCCTCACTATGTCACTCAACGGCACCACGAACAATGAGATGAAGTTGAACCATCGTCGTACTTTCAACCCCGAAATGGTAAAACAACAGATGGGTCTTGCTCATGAGAAGTTTGAGCAGTATCGTGATGCTGCGCGGTTCATGGCGGGTAAAAATGCGTCAACCGGAGACTTAATTCAGTTCTTCAACGATGTATTTCCTGCGGCCAACACCAAGAAGAAGGAAGCAAAGGTGTATGCAGACCTCTCAACCACCGCCAAGAGCGCCTATGATGTCCTAGAGACGCAACCAGGCGCTGAGTTCGCCATGGGTTCATGGTGGAATGCTCTCAACGCTGTGACCTTTGTGACGGATCACAGAGTAGGTCGATCTGCCGATACTCGGATGACCAGCGCATGGTTTGGTGCGAATCAGGCACGTAAGTTGAAAGCAACCAACCTTGCCTTGGAATTGGCGACAGCAGCATAGATGAAAAACGGGAATATAACGTATTCCCAAATTTCATGGTTCGGAGGGTTGACTTTACCCTCCGAACCTGTCATAATATGTTTTTGAAATGAGGAGTTTGCGATGTTTAAAGACTATAAAGATATCCCCGCCAAGTACCGTCGCGTCATTCTGGACGAGACCCTTGAGAAGCGGATCAAGAATATACCTCTAGCCGAGTGTATCGAGATCGTAGAAGATTACATTGAGTTTGAAAAGACCAATGAATCACTTCGAAATTATGAGGTTCTTGTCTCCAGAAATGGCACTAAAGCAAAGTATGTATTTACTGAACCTGATGAAGCCCTTAGGAAGTTAGATGAAGTTATAGGGCACTTCACCAAAGATCGTGGTGTTACAGCAGTACTCAAGCAAGCGGATAGAATCATTCGTGCATATGTAAAAGGCATGTGGATCACACCCGCACCAAAAGATGTTTTACTCGTTAAGGAGAAAGTGTAATGGAAATGACTATTAGTGTTATGCAGATGTCACAATGTTCAGACGATGTGGCAATTGATCGGGTTAAATATTTTTATGGAGAGGTGCGTGATATCTATGCGGACGTTAAAAACTGTGCAGTCACCTTTGCGCGTGACTATGATCTTACTAGTGGCAAACAATCTTTGGTTGAAATGAAAGAAAACCCCGAAGGGTTGCCTTCTGCGTATATATACAGTGAAGGCAAAATAGAACATATGTTCTTCGCAACCAGACAAGGAGGGGTATTATAATGAAAGTTCAATTCGAAAATATGTGGACTGTAGGAGATGAGTTTCATTTTCTGCCCAGTTTATCTGTAGTTATTTCTGGTGGAAAATATTTCTTCTATGCGATAGAGTTTTCCTTTCTTACTCATCGGTTCATGATGTCTAAATCCCATGCTGACTAATGTGCCATCTCCCTGTATTGGGGTCTGTATGTTAGATCCGACATGGGGACAGATGTGTGTGGGTTGTCACCGATTTATTATAGAAATCAACAACTGGAGTCATTACGACGATGAAGAAAAACAACAGATTATTGACAGGATTGAAACACTTAGGGAGGAAGATACGTCCGAATATCCAGACTATAGGTGATGCTTTTGTGGTGCTTATCATAGTACTTACCGTAGTCGGCATATTTAAATTTATTACAGTGGAATATGACTCAAAATCTGAAACAATTAAAGAAACGGCGCCTCTTGAAAAGACACATGAAACAAATGAAGAACCAGAACCAGAGTATGTACCAAGCGGACCAGGAAGTACAGAGAAAACTTGGTCAAAGCAAGAAAATGAATGTCTTTCTCTTAATATATACCACGAGTCTCGTAGTGATTCTTTCGCTGGCAGGATTGCTGTTGCTGATGTAACTCTCAATAGAGTTGATAGTAATCTATTTCCTAACACCATCTGTGAAGTTGTAAAGCAAGCCAACATGCGAACGAACTGGAAAGGCAATGTGGTTCCTGTTCGTGGCATGTGTCATTTCTCATGGTTCTGTGATGGGTTGAGTGATGAACCCATGGAACTAGATGCGTATGAAGAAGCACAAATCATTGCTGAGATGTCACTCAGTGGTGGTTGGAGAGGAATCTCAGAAGGTGCTACACATTATCATGCGACTTATGTAACCCCAAACTGGATCAATGATCGTGGCATGGTGCCTGTAGGTCGCATCGGAGCTCATAAATTCTATAGGTGGCATTAAGTATAAATACATTTAATAAATCTTAAAGAACTGTAATGGCATACGATTTTTTCCCCAAGAACGTAGAAGAACTTCGAAAGAAGACCAGTGGCTATCCAGCAAAACAACAAGGTGAACTTTACCTGTTGTATACCTATCTGAAAGATAAATACCCCAAATTAGAAACGCCAATCAACCTAGATATTCAAAAAAAAGGAAAGGTTAATGTTTCGCGGCAGTTGCAAGAAGATACAACAATAAAAAAAATCCAGACCGGTGCTAATATCAGTCTAAGTTTGAAATTTGGTAACGGTTCATCTGGTAACCGTGGAGTCAACAATCGAGGCAATTTATTCGAACCCGAGTTTGCGAAGGCTTTGTTGGATTGGTGGAGTGGTGACAAAGTTTCCGATATCAAAATGCTTAATGCGATTGAAGACTTAAATAAAACCTATGAACTTAGAAAAAGTAAAACATTTAACGTAGATATTATGGGCGGTGAGAATACCAGACGCCCTATCATATACCAACCAAAAATCCATCTAGACAACCCCAAAGGTTCTGGATATGATGTGGGTAAAAGTGTTACCGATATCACACTCACTACTGATAAACAATCCATATTTCTTTCGCTAAAACTTGGTACCACTACTACGTTTTTTAATGTCGGCATTCGAACTGTGTTGCCGCCGGATGATATAAAAGCTTATAATATAAAAAACCCTAACGGCAAAAAACTCTTAGAATTGTTCAATATAGACGAAAAATCGTTTTGTGATGTATTCAACGGTAAACTGTCACGTGGATATTCTAATAACGTAACACCAAAACCCGGCGCCATGGATGAGTTGATGAAGACTGGCATTGGAAAAGGATATCATATCATTCATAAAATGACAGGAAAAATTATATCCAAAAAAATGGATGATGCGGCACTAAGAAAGGCCGCAAACGTTAATAATGTCACTATATTTTATGGCGGTAAAACTGGTACGGGTAAAAGAATAGACATGGAAATGGAATCTTCTACGTACAAATTCAAATTAAATATAAGAGACACTCAAGGTGGAGACGGTTATCCGACTCGACTAATGTGTGATTTCTCATACAAGTAGGATGATATGCTAACATTAGATGATTTTATAACAGAACAGAAGAACACTCACATGACCCACATTGAGGACAAGGTTCTCTACGGTGGGGTTAACGGTACACGCCAAGCAATCTTTGCTCTACGTGATATGCGTGATATGTTGGGCGGGCATGGTGGTTCTGTGTCTGTCAAGTGGGACGGTGCTCCTGCGGTATTCGCTGGAACAGATCCCAGAGATGGCAAGTTCTTTGTTGCAAAGAAAGGTATCTTCAATAAGAACCCCAAGGTCTACAAAACTAAAGAAGATATTGACAATGACACATCTGGTGATCTCAACAAGAAACTTCAACTAGCACTTACGCATCTACCCGCACTTGGCATCAAAGGTGTTATTCAGGGAGACTTTCTGTTTGATCAATCTGAACTAAAGACTAAGACGATTGATGGGCAGAAGTATGTAACCTTTCATCCTAATACAATCGTCTATGCTATACCTGAAGCCCAAGCTGGAACTGTCAAGAAAGCAAAGATGGGCATCGTATGGCACACCACGTACACTGGCAACACCTTTGAGTCTATGAGTGCATCGTTTGGTGTTGATGTGTCTAAACTAAACAAGTCTAGTGCGGTGTGGTCACAAGATGCCTTTTTACGTGATCTTACGTCTGCTACTATGACTAAACGGGAGACCGCAGATGTTAACAAAACTTTATCGCAAATTGGAGTTCTTTTCAATTCTATTAGCGGGTCGACATTACGAACATTGGAAGGAAACCAAGTCCTCGCCCAACACATTGAACAGTTCAACAATACCTATGTCAGAGCAGGGCAAATCATCGGAAACAGCAAAGCCCACACAGCAAAGTTAATCAAATGGATTACCGCCAAATATCAGAAAGAGATTGATGCTAGGAAGAGTGATAAAGGTAAGAGCACCCAGAAAGCCAAACTAGATGCCCTGTTAGTGTTCTTCTCTGATGCTAACAAAGAAAATTTAACTAGGATGTTTGAATTACAGAAATTGATCGTACTTGCGAAATTAAAACTTATAAATAAACTAAATCGTTTGCAAAACGTAGACACTTTTGTCAAGACCAGAAAAGGTTATAAAGTGACAGGTGCCG